TCTATTTATATTTATCAAAGATTACATTATCTGAGATAAACTTTAAAATAAAAGTTTATTACGACGTAAGTCAATTAGAAGAAGTTAAGTTTTTTATAAAAAATTTATCAAAACTAAAAGAAACTGATTAATAATAAATATTAAAATAATAAAACAAATGGAAATTACAAGTGTAGAATTACAAGAAAAAATCAATAAAGGTGAAAAATTAATTATTGAATTTTGGGCGGAATGGTGTGGACCTTGTCGAATGATGAAACCTATTTTTGAAACGATATCAAAAGAAAATACTTCCGATGTTCAAATGTATACAATGAATGTAGATTTAAATCGTGAGGTTGGAGCATCATTAGGTATTAGAAGTATTCCTACTATTAAAGTAATAAATGGGGGGAATGTTATTGAAACAAAAGTGGGAATGTTAAATGAAAAAGATCTAAAAGGTATGTTAACAGAATTAATCAATGGATAAAGTTGTAGTATTATTTACGATGAAACAATGTCCGTTTTGTCATATGTTAAAAGAAATGTTGGATAAAGAAAATGTTGATTATGTTGATCGTGATATACATGAATATGAAGAGGAATATAATTTATTTGTTGAGGTAACTAACAATGAGTATGTTCCATCATTTATGTTAATAGAGTCACCAGATGATGATCCAATTACTGGATTATTTGCTCCTGATAGAGATTTTGAAGATATTAATGAAGGAGTAAAAATTATTAAAGAATTTATTAATGGGTAATTAGAAGATAATAACATCTTCCAATCTGTCCTGAACCAAGTATGGTTTTTCTCCCTCAGGATCCAATATATCTTGGATAAGGTCATAAGACTCCATTCTATCAGAGAAGGTCTCTAAATCAAAGTCAAATACGTCTAAAATCAGTGATCTGATTGTTTGTGGGTTATAAATTGATTTAGTTACGACTTTAATATTAACCTCATCATCTACTTTAGGTAAGAAATGAATATACATACTTTCTGAACCTATTGTTGATGAAATTTGATTAAAAACATAATGACTATAATAAACCATTAATCTACCACAATTTAAACTATGGCCATATGGAAACTCAGAATTAATTGAAATTTCACTTAAAGGTTCATATTCCTGTGTAAATGGAATTTTATTAACTTTAACCCAACCTGTTTCAATGTTATTTATTTTTTGATTATAGTTTATAACGTCAACAACATTAATTAATTTAATATTTAATTCAATTAATATTTCTTTAAATTTTTCGGTAAATTCGTCTCTTATTAAATTTATATCTAAAAAAATTTCACTTGTGGTTATACCGTTTACAACATAAAAAGATCCCACGTCAGAAACTTGTATTATTGAATCTTTATTTTTATCAATTTTAGATAAAATAAATTCGGCAAATAAATTAACAATGCCTCTTTTTGAATTTTTATTAATTAATCTCATATCTTTTTTTTACAATTGATATAGATTATAAATGAATAAATAAATAGTTTATTTAAATATAGTCATTAAACATTTCGTTTATATACTTTCGAGTAATACCCCAATCTGGATAATCAGGGGTTCTAAAATCTATACATTCAAAATCACCATCGTAGATTAGTTGTTTCATCAAAGTTGTATAACTACCAAAATAATCTAAATATGAGTCTGAATATGATTGACCTTTATTGTTTTCTAAAAATAAAGTGATGTCACCAACAAAATTTCTAATTTTAATATAATTTACATATATGGTGTGTTTTTTACCATCTGACATAGTATGTTCTTTTGGAAATTCATCAACTTTACCTTCAAAGTAATCATCTAAACCATTATATACTAATTCATATATTTCATTTTCATATGCAGAATTATAAGCGTTCCAATAAACACTTTTTAATTCTTGACCTAACTCACTTAAATCATTTTCACATAGTCCATTTATTGCCTCGGAATCTTTAATTAATTCATTTAAGTCTTCAGGTCCAATTTTAAAATAACCTTCAGTTCCCTGATCTTCTGATAAGATTTCAAAAAAATCAGAATCATAATCTTCTAAAGATAATTCAACATTACCAATTTCTTTAAAAATAACATCTTTTAAATGGGCAGTATTTTTTTCATCTAAATCTTCAATAACTTCAGATGGTTTTGTGTCAACATCAAAATGCCAATCGTTACCTAAACCATCTTCACCAAATACTTGTTTTGCAACATCTTCAGGAGATACATCACGACGGGATGAACCGCAGAAAAAAGATGCCAACTCATCTCTATCCTTACCTAAATATAAATAGAACCCATCAGGTCTAATTTCAACATCAGTTAAAAGGTTGCCTGTAATATACTTAATAGTATTATCGTAGTTATGTTCTAAACCATGTAGTAAATAATTGTTTATAAACGATTCAGGAACAGAATCATATTCTAAATTAGATATTATATCACTTTCAACCAAATAATCAAACACTTCATTACTAAAATCGTCGGAAGGAATGTTATTTATATCTATTTTATGTAATAAATTTTTTCCTTTAATAAATCTAAAAAAAGTTAAAATTCTTCCATTAAAAATAGAAGATATTTCATCCCAATTACCATCATTAAATTGTTCTATAATATTATTTACCGTCATATTTTTATTAATAAATATAAAAAAAGTGAGAAAACTAATTTCCCACTTAAGTAAATATTACAAACGACTATTATTTATTTTTATAATATTTCTCAACAATTTTTTTAACAGATTCCTGAACCGTAACATTTTGTGCTTGTGGTTGAGGTTGAACTGGTGTTTGTGGCTGAGGAGCCGCTTCAGACTGATTTTTTTTACATCCGCATCCCATAATAATTTAATTTTATATTGTTTATTTATATATAAATATTATAATATTATTAAATTTGTAAATAATATAATATTTATTATTGAATGAAAAAAATTATAAAAATTACAGAAAACAAATTAATAACTTTAATAAAAAATATTATTGTTGAAGAATCTGAAAATAATTACTTTGAAATTACCCCAGAACAATATCATAAATTGTTGGTGTCCGTAAATTTTAACGCAAAAGTTATTCCAAGATTACCAATGTTTAAAGGTAAAAAAATAATAGTTAATGGTAATTTATCTTTAAATGGTTTAAGACAAATTACTAGTTTAGGTGATTTAACGGTAAATGGACAATTAGATATTCCTTATACCGGAATAAAAAACTTAGACGGGGTAAAATTTGAAAGACTTGGTTCTTACCATATGACACCATATGCTGATGAAATTGAGAAAAAAAGAAAAATACAAGAAAGGGAAGACGCTAATGAAAGAAGAATAAATGACGAATGGAATATAAAAAATACAGATGAAATAAGTGAGATGGCAAATGCGGTATTTGAGCATATGTACGCAACTGGTGATTTAGACACATTAGATGATTCAGAACGTGAGGATCTGAAAAATTTTGAAATACAAATGGTGGAACTTGAAGAAAAAATTGATAATGAGGAAGATGATGAAATTTTAGATAATTTATACGTTGAAAGAGATGAGTTAGAAGAAAATATTGACGCCTTAAAGGGAAAAGATAATGATCAATATGATTTAATTTACAAAGATCGGCGTTCTCACTATAAAATGACAGTATTTGAATCAATTCATAGTGATACATATGGAAATACTTATGCTGTTGGTACTGAAAGTGAGGTGGATGACTCCATTGAAGAATATTATGAAGATATGATAACTGATTTAAGTAATTTTGATAAAAGTACACTAAGTTATCACATTGATGGCGAAGATGTGTATGAGTATTTTGAAGATTCGATTCGTGAAGGGATTTATGATAGTCCTGAAGATTATGATATTTCTAAAGAAACTAGTAAAGAACAAGATCAAGAAATAATAAACCTTAAAAATGAAAAAAAATCTCTTGAAATAGAAACTTATTTAATTTCAAATGGGGCTAGATCTCCTCTTATTGAAGAAGAAATAGAAAGTATGAAATACTTTAAATTTAAAGATTACATCCCCAATTTATTAGTTGTTGAATGGTCTGACGATAAATGGCAAATTTACCAAAACGGTAAAAAGGTTGAGTCAGTAACTTATGAAGATGAAGATGAAGACGGTGAACATGAGTCGGATAATGAATCAAGGGTTGAAGAAATTGAAAATAGGTCGGAAGAAATTGATTCTGAAATTCAAGAAATTAAAGACGATCCTGATGGAGATTTAAGTGATGATGATATTGAACAAGTTATGGAAGAAAAAAGAGATGAGATAGAGTCTGACCCAATATCTTGGTTGGATGATTATGGTATGGATTATGATAATTTTGTTAATAAAAGAAGTTTACTACGTGACTTAATTGATGACCCTGATTATAGTGTAATAAGTCATTATGATGGAGATTACCAAGAAGTTAATATAAATTCAAATATCTATATTGTATTTAGAATTGACTAATACCTTTACAGAATGAAATAATATTATTATCTTTATGTGTAATGGAAAAAAAGAAAAAAATAGAATTTTTAATGAACACTGAATGGATGTTTGAAAAACCTATTGATCAAGAACACAAAGAGTATAAATTATTATCTTACTTTCAAAAAATGGGAGAAAAATTAGATAATATGGAACTGTATCCTGGATTCATTGAGTTGTCATTACACGTAGCAAATCTTCAAAATTTAATTAGAGATAAAAAAATAATGTATACTAATAAAAAATTTACAACAATAGATGATGAATTATTAGTAAAAGATTTAAAAATAAAAGACCTCCCAATATTAAATAATGACGAAAAAGAAGAATTTAACAAAATATTAATATTTAGTGCTCCAAGAATGTTAGAATATTTTAATATTGCTAAATCTGTTTGGGAAATAGTGTTTGATAGTGTAATTTTAAGAATAAAAAAAAATAAAAATGAGGTTTTACAAAAAAAAGGGTATTTTTATTATTTAGACTCAAAAGATAATTTGTTTTATGTTTGGGAATTCAATGTTAAACAAGTAAATAAAAAATCACCTGAAAGTAAAACATTAGTGAATTTAATTTATTCTGAAAAAAAAAATAATTTGACAATTACAAAAATAATAAATACATTTAGTCAATGGAATAAAGAGAATATATCAAAATTACCTTTGTATGAAATGTTATGTGAAGGAAATTTCCCGATAAATGAAACACTTCTTCCATTGTTTAAAAGAAAATTGATTACCTACATTAATCAAACCCAAATGATTGAAAATTATAAAAAAAACAAAGAAGAATTAAATTTTTAAAATTGTATATGAAAATTAAATTAGAGTATGTGTGGTTAGATGGATATAAACCAGAACCAAATCTTAGAAGTAAGATAAAAATAGTTGACTATAATTCTATTAAGGAATCTTTTCTTGATGGAAATTTCCCAGTGTGGAACTTTGATGGATCTTCAACATTACAAGCCGAAACAGGAAGTTCAGATTGTATTTTAAAACCTGTTAGACATTATTTTAAAGATATAGAATCAACCGTATATGTCTTATGTGAGGTATTAAATTCTGATGGGTCACCACACGAGTCAAATAAAAGATCAAGTATTGGTGAAGGTTTTGAAGATCTTTGGTTTGGTTTTGAACAGGAATACTTTATATACGACAAAAAAAACAAATGCGTTTTAGGTCATGATCAAAACAACTTGGAACCACAAGGTAAATATTATTGTGGAGTTGGTCAATATGTTGCTGGAAGAGATTTTGTTGATGAACATTTAAATATGTGTTTAAATTATGGAATTGATATTACAGGAGTTAATGCTGAGGTTGCGTTAGGACAATGGGAATACCAAGTATTATCTAAAGAAAAATTAAAAAGTGGGGATGATCTTTGGATGACAAGATATTTTCTTTTTAAAACCTCAGAGAAATATTCATACCACATTGATTTACACCCAAAACCAATTACACATGGTAAATGGAATGGGTCTGGTCTTCATACAAATTTTTCAACAGATATTATGAGAAATGATGGAAATAAAGAATATTTTATGTCATTGTTTAACGCATTTGAATCAAGACATCATCAACACATTAAATCTTACGGGTCAAACAATAATTTAAGACTTACTGGTGAATACGAAACACAATCAATAGATAAGTTTAGTTGGGGTGTCTCTGATCGAGGAGCATCAATTAGAGTCCCAAAAGAAACCGCAGAGGAATGGAAAGGATATCTTGAAGACAGAAGACCAGGATCAAACGCAGACCCATATAAAATTATTTTTGAGATTGTTAAATCACTCCACGAAACAAAACAAATATACCATATAAAAACCATGATGACTAAAATTATTGACACAAATGATCTTAGTGGTAAATATGGTACAATTTCTAATGATGAATTATTAAACGAATATAAAGAAGAATAATGGATAAAGAATGTGTATGTGGTGGAACCGGACTTTGTCAGTGCCCACCGATAAAAATAGAACAAGTAAATCATCCTCAACATTATGGGGGAAAAAATAACGAATACGAAGCAATAAAAGTTATTGATGCTTGGGATTTGGGGTTTAGTTTAGGAAATGCGATAAAATATATTAGCCGTGCAGGAAAAAAAAGAAAAGATACAGAACTTGAAGACCTCAGAAAAGCCCTCTGGTACATCCAACACCACATTGAAAACATCGAAAAATAAAACAGGATTTAGTAAAGAAATTTCAGTTTTAGACGCAATCACAACACCAAGTGAATTACTACGGGAAACTTTCATAAATTTTATGTGGGGTTTTTTAGGCAATTCTATTGTTGTGTTTGTTGCAAAAGAATTGGACTTTTTAGTTTTAATAAATTATGTTCTGTATTACGTTTTAATTTCGTATATTGTCAACAGAAAAAAATATGACACAATTTTAGGTAAGTTTATAGTTCTTCCTGGTTCAGCGGCAGCAGGAGCATTTGCGGGATATAAATTAGCACAAATAATTACAGAAATAGTTTAATAAAAATTTGACAATAAAAAAAATTATAGTTAGGTTTATTAAAATTGTTTAATTAATTAAAAAAAAAGTATGAAGAATTTAGAAGACATTACTGGTAAAATTATTAATGGTAGTTGTATTGATGTAATGAAAACATTTCCTGAAGGTTGTGTAGATTTAATTGTAACATCCCCACCCTATGGAGTTGGAATTGATTATGATGTACATGACGATGATGTCGATTTTGAAGAGTATATTGAGTTTGCCAAAGATTGGTTGACAGAAGCTTACAAAGTTTTAAAGGACGATGGTCGAATTGCCTTGAATATTCCTTATGAGATCAATAGACAAACTAAGGGAGGTAGAATTTTATTTCTTTCAGAAATGTGGCAAATTATGAAAGAAATTGGTTATGGTTTCTTTGGTGTTGTAGATCTTGAAGAAGACTCACCACATAGAAGTAAAACAACCGCTTGGGGTTCTTGGATGAGTCCTTCTAGTCCATACATCTATAACCCAAAAGAGTGTGTTATTTTAGCCTATAAAAAACAACATATTAAAAAAGTAAAAGGACAACCAGAATGGACAGGTGTTCCAACTGATGTTGAACAAGAAGACGGGACCACCAAAAAGAAAAATGTTTATGAAGAAAACGATAAGAAAGAGTTTATGGAACTTGTGTTTGGTCAGTGGAATTATTTTGCAGATACTAAATCAATGACTAAGGCAACATTCTCAATGGACATCCCAACAAAGGCAATTAAAATTTTATCGTATAAGAATGATATTGTTTTAGATCCATTTGCTGGTAGCGGAACTAGTTTGGTTGCTGCTGAAATATTAGGAAGACGTTGGGTTGGAATTGAGTTATCTCCAAATTACGCAAAAATTGCGAAAGATAGAGTTGAACCTTTTAGAATTCAGAAATCACTCTTTAATCAAAATTGAATCACCCTCAGTGATATCATATTTGATACAATCACCACCATTGATCTCTAAGATCATATCACCAACACCATCATATCGGGGACATTTCGAATCGTCTTGTTCCCGACAAGGTGGACAATCCGAGTAAATTTTTATTATTGATTCATCTGATATAAAAATAATATCTAAAGAAGTAATACAATCCTTCATCCAAAAGGAATGAGTACCTTCATTCATTACAAATAACATACCGTTAAATCCACCATCAAATTTTTTACCTTTCATTCCGTCTTGAATGTCTTTATCTGTAATTGCGGATTTGACATTAAAAAGATTATTGTTTATTATTACTTCCATATTTATAAATATATAAGGTATGAAAAAAAACAAAAGATTTTCCGGGATATTAGTTAAATGCAATGATAAAGTATTGTTGTGTAAAAGAAGTGGTGACAACACAATGCCAAATCAATGGTCAATCCCTGGAGGAGGAATAGAAGATGGTGAAACACCTGAAGAGGCCGCTCGTAGGGAATTTTTTGAGGAAACAAATATCAAGATCGATGATAAATTAAATTTGGTTGGGTTTGTTGATAGATTTAATAAAGACGGTACTTTCCTAAAAGGTTTTATGTATGTCTATGGTCTTGAGGTTGAAGATGAGATATATCCAGATCTAGATAATGCAAAAGATGGTGGTGAACATAGTGAGTGTGGGTATTTTGGGGTTGATGAATTACCAATAACAAATAAAAGTGATGAATTTTATAAAATAGTTGTTAAAAATTTACAATAAAGATAACTTTTAATAAATTATAGTATATTTATATCATACAAAAACCAATCAAAATCCCCCTTCTCAGTTATTTAGTGGTTAATTAAAAAGACAATCCCATAATTTTTTTTAAAAAAGTTGTGGGATTTTTTGTTTTATGTTTGGCAGTTTAAAAAAAAGCATTACCTTTGTTGTATAATTAAAAACAAAAACAATTATGACAACTACAAAAACCAACACACAGATTATTAAAGTAAGTGAGGGAACAATGTCTGGAGACGTATTCTACGGATCTTTTGAAACTATTGTTAAAGGTAAATTAACTAAAGTGGGAGTTTCCAATCACTTAAAAGAAACTGACAAAGTATATGAATTCCGTATTGCAGGTAAATGTCAAGCGGGGTTCATTAATATCCATGATACTAAAGGAACTGCTGGTCAGATCATTCGTGGGTATCAAAAAAACTCATTGGTTAACATCCAAGCAAAAAATGAGTTTGGTAGTTGGATGAACGTTTACACTACTAAAGGTGGTAAATGGTATTCAATAGACAAAGGATTCTTAGATTCAATTACTGTCGGTACAATGAGAGAATCATTCCCTGATATGTGTGATATGAATATTTGGAACCGAATGGAAGCAAAAACTTGGGCAGACAAAGCGTTTACTCAAAACTAATAAAACATCCCCCCTTAATTGGGGGTTTAAATTTTAAAACAATGGGAACTTACATTTATACTTATAAGAAGAAATTCAACAAAAAAGTTATTCTTGATGGGCAAGAAGTTATTGTTGGAGCGGCAACATTTTTATGTCGTCAAGATTGGTTGGGTAATTACTCACCATCTGAGAATAGAGAAATGACAAGAGCATATGCTTTACCTAAACATGATCAACCTGATTACATTACTTTTGAGGATGATCATGTATATAAAAATAATAAAAAAGGAGTTTGGTCTGACGGAAGTGGTTTTTGGGGTGGTATTGATCACAAAAATGATTTTATTGGTACACTAAAAAAAGAGGGTAAAAAGTTTGTTATTGTAAAATAATGTATTATCTTTATAAAAAATTATAGAATATGTCAAAGCCAACAATTACAGGATACACACTAAAAGTTATTAATGAAAGTATGGGTGTGTTAATCGATGAGACCTTTATGGATCACATCCAATTCAAACTATTCTTGAAATTAATTCACGGGTCCATTGAGTTGGGTCATAATTTGAGTTTTTATAATGGGGATGCATTTTTAGTTCATGTACCACATAAAATTTTAATTAATTCAGTAATTATTAGTAATGTGAATGATATTTCTATGGGAGATCAGGTTAAAAGTAAAATTGAATCATTAGTAACAAAATAAGATATGAAAAAAATAATTTTTTTAACATTAGTATTAGTTGGGTTATTATCTTGTGAGAAACAAGTTATTGAACCTGGACAACAAGAACCATACGTACCTAACCCAACACCACAAGATAGTGCATACTCTTTGGTTGGGCAAACTTGGGTTATTAAACAATATAGAATTGGTGAGATGGGTTTACCAATGGATATGATGCCGGTTGACACGATTAAATTTATTACGAATAATAAATACACATATAACTCAATGAGTCCCCAAAATTACGGGTTTTATTCTGTTGGTAGTGTATATTCTTTAACATTGAATTATACAATATTTGGTTACTTAACTGGTAATGTGAATAAAGTTAATTTAGAAATGGGTGTTATAATTGGGGGTAAGTTTACGGATATTTCAATAGGTGTGGTTGATCCTCCGAACTACTACCTTTGGATGGAAAAAATATAAACATGGGAACAAATTATTATAGAGTACCAACTGTAAATGAATTGGAGGCAAGGAAAAATCGTCTTATGTCTAGAATTAGACAAATGGAATTAACTGTGGAATCAGTTAATAAAAATTTTACAATTGGTGTTACTGATCAATTTGAAAATTGGTCACCTTGGGATGAGTTTACTGATAATGTAAATGTTCATTTAGGTAAACGTAGTATGGGATGGAAGTTTCTTTGGAATTTCAATGAGGATAAGTTCTTTAATGATAAAGAATCATTACTTGAATTCATTAGATCAGGGCGTATCATAGATGAATATGGTGATGAATTGAGTCAGGATGAATTTATTGAAATGGTTCTTTCTTGGGGTCAGGAAGATGGTTTTGATGCGGAATCATATTATTTGGAATATCCTGAACATAGAAATTCTTGGAGTAAACCTGAACGTTATGTGGATGGATTGAGAATATCAGATTCAGTAAACTTTAGTTAATTTTCCTTGTTTTGTAAAACAAGGTGGTGGAGTCAGACAATTCGTTGTTGACCTTTAAAGGGAGGAGTTAATCTTCCCTTTTTTTATTTAAATTAACTAAGTATTGTTTTACTTTTGCCTTTGCTTTAAATAAGTTAGATTTTGATGTTCCGTCACTAATTCCTAATTCGTCCGATATTTCTTGATGTGACATATCTTCAAAGAAAAACATCTCAAATACTTTTTTATATGCTGAAGATAAAGTATCAACTGCGTCTTTAATATCTTTTGATGAATATAAACTTTCCTCTGGGGTGTCGTCAATTACTTCTAAGTTTGTTCGTTCAAAGTCAACAGGTTTTTTGTATGGACTTCTTTTTTCTTTTCTAAGTTCATCAAGAATTGTGTTTGCAATTATACGTCTGGCCCAAGCTTCAATAGGTCCTGTTCCATCGTACATACTAAATTTTTGATGTAATTTAATGAAACCTAGTTGACAAAAATCATCCGCCTTTTCTCTATCACCATTAGAATATCTCATACAAACTTGTCTATACATTTTTGGGTATAAAGATTTATATAGTGAATTAAAATCAACCACTTCATTTAATAATGTTGAATATTGTGATTCAGTTAAAATAATTTTCATACCAATAAATAGTTGGTTATTTAAAAAAAAATAACTATCTTTGTTTTATGGAAAAAATATTATATATAGTTCGTGGGATTCCTGGATCTGGTAAGTCCACATTTGCAAAAACTTTGGTTGGGACACATCATGAAACAGACAACTTCTTTATGGTTGATGGTGAATATAAGTTTGATGTAACAAAACTTAAGGGTGCTCACGAGTGGTGTCAAAATAAAGTTAAAACTGATATGATGG